GTCCAAGAATCATATGCAATTTTTGCTTCAACTGTATATTCTGAAGAAAGTGTTTTTGCATGAGAAGTATATAGTTGTAAAACAAACTTACATGCATCTAAAGTTGTAGAATATTTTGTTAATGTAGATTGAATTTCAGACATATCAAACTTAAGAAGAGACCTACTTCGTACATAAGCATCTCCAGAAGTATTAATGCGTTTGCCTACTTCAAGAATTTCATCGATACCAGTATTAAGTGTCGGTACAGATTCATATAATGTAGCATCTTTTTCTGCGTAAAATATTCTGAACATGAGTTATCCTTACTAGTTTATTTATAATAAATATTCCTTAGTAAGATACTATTCGTCCTTTGATGTCTTGGTTTGGAAATTTAACTTCAAAAATTGAAGGATCTAATGATGGATATACAACGCCATTCTTTTCTGCCGTATTTAAATCGTATATATTTCCAGAATAATTTTGGGTTGTGTCATATAAATTAGTAAACTGTACATCTAACACTGACTGAACACCATCAACGTTGCCCAATGCATTCAATATTTCAGATTTAATTATTGGTTGATTGATCTGCCATCTTGAAATGTCAAAATAACGCTTTAGACGATCAACACAACGAAGTAGAACATCATTACTATTATAATTTGCTCTAGCACTAATTTCGAAATCAACACCAATATTGATAATAAATGCATTTTTTATGTTAACTGCATCCGTTAATATACGATAATTTCCAAGATATGTTTTTAAATTTTCTTTTACAGCATCATTTAAATTAACTAACTTTTTAGTTGCATCATATCCTAATACATAAAGATTCATTGCCAATGGATTTGAAACTCGTCTTTCTTCTAAATCGTCTTGAGCGATTTGATCGTCGGGAACAATGTATGCTTTTGCAATGCTACCAAAACGAGCTGGCATAGAATATGCTCTAATAATATAATCTTCTCTTGTTACCAATCTGTTTTGTGTTGCAAAATTAGCTAGTGCATTATTTTTGATATCTTCAATGTTATCCGTCGACTTTGCTCCTCGTGCTGGCTCTGGGTTATTTGCTGCAATTGAACTCTTAACAAAATTCAATACCCCACCTGATATGTCAGCATTTGGATCATCATCATAACTTACTGAAGAAATTGATGTTAATGTATTTGCTTCTACATTGTCAGCAAATCCAGCTCCTACTGTATATGTAACTGTAAGAGTTGTGTTAGCAGGAGCTTGTCCATATGCTCGTGTATATAAAAAGTTTGATGGATCTATATCAACATCAATATTTCGTCTAAACCCAGCTAATCCAGATCCTACGTTGTCTGGGTTAGGAATAATTTCTTCATCGTTATTATCAGAAACACCTGCACCAAATTGAAGTTCTGTTAAACGGTCTTGTCTAAGTCTAGTAACAAATCGTTTAGAAGATTTTCTCATTTTTAAAAGATATGGAGCACTCGCTCTATATACATTTAAGTCTGGATCGTTTTCTGCTAAATTTGGAACTTCTTCAAAAACAGTATCTTGAGCTAAATAAGGAACTTGGTACCAATTATCTCCATCTGATTCTTCGACTGAAACTATGTCAATAACGTTAGTGTCTGGCAATACAACTTTATCATATGCAACAGGTGCATTAAATGTAAAGGTCGACGTTCTTACTGTTCCAGATACAGCACGTACCGTCTTCTTAGCTAAATAATATACAGGTGCATTAGTAGCATCATTAGTTTCATATATTGTGATTTCAGTTGGATCAAATGATGAAGAAAACCCAAAATCTACTGAGTCTAATGTTCTGAAAATAGCATCGCCCGATGCTTGTTTAATTTGCATTCCAGAACGTATTGTTAACGCATATCTAAAATCTGGGGCAACTCCATCCCCAGACCCCGAAGCCGGAAGTAGTTGAAATACATCAATATTGGTATATGCTGGCGTTGAAGCTTTTACATTGTATCCTAATGATCTAGCAATGTCAAATACATTGCCTTCTTCTTGTGCATGTTGTAAAAATGACTCTTTAAGATTAGTATCAGTATAATATGATAAAACATCACCAACATATGATGCTAATTCTAAAAACAACATTCCAGGCGATGACTCATTAAAATCTCGATAGGTATCTGGAAAATATTGTTTGGTAAAATCAATTAGATTTTTTCTGAATTGACCAAAATCTTTTCCTAAATATGTTACATCTTTTTTTATTTCAGTCGCCATTTTATTCCTCTGCTACTTCAAAGTCGCCATTTTCATTTGCAAAAACAGCAATAGTTAATTCAGAACCCGTAGGTTTTACTAGAAATGATATTGATACATTAACCTGATGTACTAACGTTGCATCACTTTGGCCTGTTGTAACATCTATATTAGTAATTTGTATGTATGGTAACCAAAATGAAACTGCTTCTTTAATAGTATCTTGTATTGCCTGAATTAATTCATCTGTATTTGGTTCAAATATTAAATTTAACAAACCAGATCCAAATGTCGGTAAATTATATCGTTCACCCTTACGGGTTAGCAATAAATTCTTTAGATTAGAAACTGCCTGTTCATCTGTAGTAAATGATTGTGTGAATAGTTTGTCTTTAGCAAATTGTGTTTTAACTGCAATTGGCGAATCATCTCTACGAAACGACTCTCTAGACTCTATTCTAAAACCCATTTACCTATCCTTTACCTTTTTTCTTATCCATTGCTTTCATTAACGCCGAATAATCACGTGTCATTGCTTTTGCTACAACTGGATCTACTTGCAAGGATTTGCCAGTTTCAGGATCATCCATTACAGAAGGGGTTTCAATGCCCATCATTTGTGCACGCATTTTTTCACGTACTGCACCAAAGCCTTGTGCGTCAGCTGACGTCATTGTAATGTTTTCATTTAATGGCTGATTCATCATCGCACCATATGGCGATTGTTCTCGCAACGAATCTGTTTCGTTAAGAATGTCTGAAAATTTATTTTTTTTAAATTCAATTTTCTTTTTCTTTGATTTTACAATTTGTGGCGCTGGAGTTGCTGTTTCTCTAAGCGACATTTCGTTGATTGTTGATTGTAACCCTTCTTGCAAGATTTCAGAAAGTTCTTCTTTAATAACAGAACGAACTTCTTCTCTTACCACTTTTTTTAAAACTTTAACTAATGTTTTTGAATCCATAGTTTCTTCTTTTTTAATAAATATTTACACTGTAATTTTATTCAAAATTTATTCCATCCGCCCATTCTGTTCTTGTAGGCTTCGGGCCATATATCAATTTATTTTGTAAATCAATATAATAATCACCTGGTTTACCAAGATCTGAACCTGGTGCCCCATTGTCAGAATATACTTTACTTGGAGCTTCTTCTAATGATTGTAATAAATCTTTTTGTTGTTTAAGCATATTATCTAATTCAGAAATGTCTAGAAGATCTGATACACTATCAGATGATGTATTTAAATTATCAATATTAAATTCTATTCCATTTTGATCACATACAGTTGCTAAACGTTGTGCTATATCTGTTAGTGTCGGTCCCAATCCTAATATTGCATTTTCAATCAACCCCGGAATATTTCGAAATTGTTGTACTGCAATTAACGCATTTGCAATAGTCATGTTTTGTACAATTACCAATTCTGCAGCAATAACAGCTGGAGCAGTTACTGGGTTAAGAAGTTGCGCAGCTTTCACAGCTTGGGCAACTCCAATCACGGTTTGTACTGTGTTAGTAATACGCTGGATTGTAGGTATTAAATCACGAATTCTATTGATTAAATCATTCAAATTATCAAATGCTTCGATAGCTGCTTGAACTCTCGGATCATCGCAATCAACTTGATCAGGCAATGAAGAACGTTCAATAGCATCGATTGCTTGTTCTTGTAGATTGTTAATTTGATTGCTTATTAATTCCATGATTGCAGTTACTGCTTGTGCTGGCACTGCTGGTATTTTATCTAATGGAGGACTTACTGGCATAACTTATTCCTTGTCTATTTTAAATTTAGTACTCTTCATTGAATTTAATAATCCTTCTGCTGTAGCTAGAGCGCCTTCGCCTGGTACTGGTGTTGAATATGCACCAGCTGGGCCGATGACGCCTGCTCTAATTGCAGAAATTATTGCTTTCAATACTTGTTCTAATACATCACCTTTTACTAATGGCGAAGCGGCTCCTTCACTACCCAATAGTATTTCATCGGCATTCATTGATATTCTTTTAGATGCATCTAATACAATTGTTCCAGTTTTAGCTTGTAATACTACTTTATCAGCTGAGCCAATGAGTTGTGACCCACTGAACCCATTCGAGCGTGTTAATTCTTTAGAAAGTTGTATTGTTTTTATTTCTTGATTAGGTGATGTTAAATATATTGAAGAATAATCATCATTAACATTTTCTAATGTAAATTTTTTAGGTGTACCTGGTTTTCTATTTGATAAAATTATAATAGGGCTACCAGCTGGTCCACTAAAGGCAGAAGATTGAGCCTGACTGTATTTACCCGTGCCAGTATGAGTACTTCCAAATCGAATAGAATTTCCAAAACGTCCTTCTATTAATAGATCACCTTCATATGGTTGTAAGAATGGGATATCACTTCTTTCTTGAAAGGTATCACCCAATGCCGTTTGTTGTGAAGTGTTAGCGTCTTGAGTAGATTTTGGAACAGAAGAATCAATATCTGTTTTTTGTTGTTGTGACTTCTTAGTTGTTCCTGGCAAAGAATTATGATGAATTGACGATTGTAAAGGTAATGTATTTAGATAATACCATCTTATTCGTACTTTATTATCGTTTGATTCAGCATTTAAACTTCTATATATAAAAACGTGTTCTCCAACTAATGGTATTTGTTTAATATTAATACTAGCCGGCTGGCAATATAAACGTTGGCTGTTATAATCATTATATGTTTTAACTAAAACTGAATACAGATTGTTAGAATTAGAGTCTTGATATGTTTCTTCATATACTTCAACAACTTCCCCTATGAAAAATTCAATTTTAGTCTTTGTCATGATTCTGACTCACCTTCTCTTTAACTTCAGCAATTTTTTGTTTAAGAACTCGATCTTCATTTTCAAGACGTTCTACTTCTTCCGTTAATTCATTTTCAAATGTTTCATTTGCTACCGCAAGAAGTTGTTTTTTCTCGTCTTCTGAAAGCAATGAACCTTCCCCGGCAATAGTTTGTTTCGTAGAAATAAATCTTTGAACTATTGCAGTTAATTTAACAAGATGGTCATCATTTTTAACTGCAATATCTAAATATTCTTTAATTAATGGAACTACAATTGTAGCGTCAGATGTAGTTCTAATTAGTGGTTGTAACTGAGATATAAGTTGATTGATCTGGCGATCTTTTTTCTTACTATTATGATATACGTCAGACATCAGGTCAGAAAATGATACCCCTTTAAATAATTCTTCCGTATTTTCCATGAAACCGTCCTTTAAAATAAATATTAGAACGGCAGAATCATGAAATTATTAGTTTCATATTCTTTGAATTTGTCTTGATATATTTGTTTTAATACTTTTACAACTCTAGTAATGTTGTTAGTTTCTAAACCAGTACGTTCTCTTATAAAGATATAAAGAGCCTTTTTATTGAATTGCTCAATGTTTTCTCGATTTTCAAATAAGTGTAATACAGAGTCAGCAACATGGATATCGGCTGAATTTGAAAATATATGATTTAGATTATCGTAACAATAATCTACATATGCATTCATGAAATACTCAATTGTTTCAGACATTTCGTCATTATGCATTTCTATCAACACGTTGCGTTCTTCATCTACATTGAGTGGTTCTAGATTACTTTTAAGTTTTGCATAACCTTTTTGATTCTCAGCAATTAAATAGTTAAATGCAGTTCTTGTATAATATGAATATGCTTTCCCAGCATTTGGATTAAACTTACTTAGACGTTCTGTAAGATATGTTACTAGATCTGTCTGAAGGTCCTGAAATGATGAATCAATATAATCCGGCTTCATCTTGTTGATTAAATTTTCTGCCATTTTCATTAGTGCAGGAAATAAAAATCTTCTATATATGCGTTCCCGAAGCACAGGCTCTGGCTCAGAAAGATTATATGCAGTGACTGCAAGTTCTGTTATCTGAGTCCAATATCTATTACTCTTCTTCTTTTTTCGGCCCATTTGCTTCCTCATATAAATCGTCTATAACTTGTTTTAATAAAGCAAATGTTGTTCCAGCTTCGTCGTCTGATTCAAATGCTCCTTTAGAATCTATGCGTTGCATTTCGTCATATGATTTTTGCACTCTATCTAACAACATTGCGTATGTAAATTCTAATTGTTCTAAATATTCTCTGTCGTCAGCAACTACTCCTGCTAGGATGTAAGCACGATACCCAAAATATCCAGCAGCAGCTGCTAATAATATACTAGAAATAAGTAAAAATATATTCATATTTAATCTCCAAATGAACTAAAGATATCAGCAATACCCTTTCCTGAGTCAGGATTATTTTCAGCTAAATTCTTTACAG